ACCTCACGGCGAGGAGGTGGTCACTGCAGACGACCCGCGTCACATCAACAACTACCAGGGTGGGGCATCGGGTAACGCGGTCCCGCCGATCCAGAACAACATCATGCTCGATTCGCTTGAAGTGGTTCAGAACGCAATGGCCAGGCCAGAAGGGCAGAAAGCCTTCATGTCGTTCATCCGCGCAAACAAATCCGGCATCAAAGCAACGCTCGGCTCATAGGAGACAACCGTGGCAACAACTACCGGCACCGCAGACAACCATTTCGATCTGCTGACCAAAATCCGAGATTACCTGGTCGGCACTGTCGGGTGGACGCAAGTCGGGGGCACCTCGTCGGGGCCGATCAACGACCTGGCGCAGTTCGTGTCCCTTCGCGGTCCGGGTCTCTCCGGCGACGACCAGATCCTGGTCACGATGCAGCCGTTCAGCACAGCAGCGAATAACGCTTACTCGATTCGCGTGCGCGGCCATACGGCGTACACGACGCCCGGTACGTCTCAGCCCGGCGCTGACTCGAACTGGTGTTACCTGCTGACGCTCAACTCGCCGATGAGTTACTGGATCGTGGCCAACGGCCGACGCTTCATCGTCGTTGTCAAGAACAGCTCGCGCTACGACGCCATGTACGCCGGCTTCATCTTGCCGGAGCATCTGCCGAGCGATTGGTCGTACCCGCTGTTTATCGGCGCGTCGAGTTACACCGGCTCGCAGTCACAAGCGAACGATGAGCACTATCACTCCAACTTCTGGTATCCGGTAGCCACTAGCGCGCTCAACACTGCGAGCGGGTCGTCCTACCTGTTCACCCCTATGCAGGCTTGGGCGGTTATTCGAGACGGTTACCCAGGGTCGAGCAGCGTCACCAATACCGACCCCGGACGAATGACCATCCCCTGGTCGCGCATCTGCCTGCAGAACGTGCGTCGCCAGATCGATGGGGACCCTTGGTTCCGCCGTGGTCAGATCGTCGCCGTCAACCGCGATTCGGCAGGGTCGATCGACTCGCAAGTTCCGGAAGGCGGCGTGTTCTATGGGTCGTTCGATGGCGTGTTCTACACCCCCGCGTTCGGCGCTACCGCAGAGCAGGAGTCGGTAGTGGGCGGCGTTACCTACAAGATGTTCCCGAATATCGGTCGCACCTCTGACGGCCAGTTCGCCGCGATCGCAATGGAGTAATGACAGTGGCCTTCCAAACTTCGACCTCTATCGCGTCCAACGAACTCCTTGTAGACGCTATCGCTACGTTCGCTGCAGCCAACGGGTGGACGATCGAGAGCAACACGCTCGTCGCCGCAGTCCGCACGGTGACCTTGCGTAAGCCCGGCGTTAGCGACTATATCCACATCTTCACTACCTCCACCAACCAGATCCGCATGCGCGCGTCGACCAGCTTCGACCCGGCCTTCCCCCCTGGCCAACAGGTAGGTGTGACGCCCGCCGACTGCCAGGTCAACAACCTGTTGGGTCCGTACCCGAATGTGTGGTTCTTCGCCAACGGGGACGAGATCAACATCGTCGTTCGTCGCTCGGACACCACTGGCGCGTATTCGCACATGGCGTTCGGCGTGCTGACTAAGTACGGCACGTTCAACGGCGGCACGTTCATCGACGGGTCTTACTTCAACCCGACCGGCTCCAGTAGCGGAAATTGGGACGCTAACAACGACCACGCGCTCTTCGGCTACGGCAACAATGCTTATGGGTATATCCGGATCGACGCCGACTCCCTGGTCAATAAGTGGTTCCCTATCTGCAACACGAGCGCTGCTGACATTGCTTTCAGCGGTGTGGGTCCTCTCGGCTCCGCCAACATGTACTCGGCCAACCAGCTTGGTCCGACGTACGACCTTGGTCGGCTTATCAACGGCGCGGACGATAACGTCTTCAGCGGCCGCAGCATCCTGCACGTGATTGACATCATGTTCCGCCGGCAAGGGACTCCGGTGTACCTCAGCCCGGCCGGGTATATCTCCAACACGCGATACGTGTCGCTGGCTAAGTTTGACCCGGAGCAGGAGCTCTCGATCGCTGACGAAACGTGGATGGTGTTCCCCGTGGTTCGCAAGGGCGCAGAGTCGAGCACAAGCGGAGCGCCTAACGCGTCCGCCAACAACGGCTACGCGATCCGAAAGGTGGCCTGATGGCGACGATCACTCCACTGCCTATTGTCGCCCAGGGGCCGCAGAACACGAATGTCGCAGCGCCGCGCACCGTCATCCCCATCTCGGCAGGGTTTGTCGGTGTCGCGCGCTACCCGTCGATCTTGGTGAGCGGGCCTCCGAACACCAGCAACCCAGGTGTTCCTGTCCAGCCGGTGCTGCCCGGCAATAAGACGTACACGAGCTTCGACGACTGGTACTACCGCATCCACATCGTTCCTACGTCGATCTCCCTGGGCAATCTGAGCGGCGACGCTACTCGCCAGGTGTTGGTGTGGAATGCGTTCTTCACCGACGTGCAGCTGCAATCGTTCGGCTTGTTTAACGCTGACGGCATCACCGCGACAGAGCCTGTATCTCCGCCAGCCGCCATCGGCCCTCTGCGTACTTTGACGTACACGATCAACGTGTCGGCCACTGGCCCGTCCGTCATCGACGCGACCATCATCTGGACGATCGACGGCGTCGACTACGTCGTACCGATCACCGGCCGCCGCAGCGTGCTGTTCCCGTTCCGACCGAACTGGGCCGATCGTGTAAGCGAGACGCTGAGCTGGACGACTACGGTGACGCGCGCCTGGAGCGGCAAAGAGCAGCGCATGAGCATCGCGCGCAACCCTCGTCGCGAGATCCGCTACAGCTTCCAGGCGAAGAACGACGGCGCTCGACTGCTCGACGCTTTGCTGTTCGGCTGGATGGGGAGGTTCTACTCGATGCCGGTGTGGCACGAAGAGTCTCGGCTCGTCGTCAGTGCGCCGGCAACGACAAACGCTTTGGTGGTCGACACCTCGCGTATGAGTATCGCCGTAGGGTCTTCGGTCGTGGTCTACCTTGACGAGTTCAACTACGAGGTCGGCGAAGTGCTGACCGTCGGGCCGAATCTCATCACGCTGAAGGGCGTCCTCAACGCG